TGGACTTTACGTACTGGATATCTACGATGGTGCCTACCGTCATGGCCGTGGCAGAAGTGTCCATCTCCACGTTGGCATCGCTTGCGACCGCAGCCCAAGAGGCCCCAGTCAGCCCTGTGCTGTTCTTTGCCAGGATAACCTCAAAGTCATCCCCCGTCGAGGTTGGCATCACGTTAAATTTTACGGGCAGCACCACTGCGTTCAGCGCGGTGGAAGCCAGCCGGATGGACACCAAAGGGAGAAATGTCGTGCTGATCGAAGTTCTGGTCGTTGTCCTGCGGGCCACGTGCTCAATGGATGTCTGCTCGTAGCCACCTTCTGAAACCACCGAGGAGCAAATTTGCTTCATGGACGAAGCGCTTGCCGTCGCTGCGGTGTTGGTAATCTCGTACCTGACCGGCAAAATTGCCGTGGTCATGTAAACAGAAGTAATGTCGTTTGCATTCTCAAACGTGTGGCAGACGATGTAGTTGCCGTCAATGATGAACCCACAACGAACAGATCCAACTCCCAACCACTCAAAGTCCATCCACAAAATTTGTGCTTTGGTCAGGTCCAGGGTGTAGCCGGAGTCCCCCGTCCCATCAAGTTTGTCGCCGTTCCAGTCTGCTTGGTTGACCGCCCGCGCATCGCTGACAGATCCTGAGATGTAAGACCGCAGGACGAAGGAGACAGTGCTGTCCGCTTGCTGAATGAACACGCCGTTCTGGGTTCCAAAGTACCCCACTCGTTGACGGAGCCCGGTCTTGGCAGTGTTCATGACGAACGTAGCCAAGCACAACAACCCCTTACCCGGCTGATACGGCATGCACCTGTAAGTCTGCCTTACAACTTCAGAACCACTGGAGGTGGTGACATCCATCCGCACAGATGATTCGTTGGGCAGGTACGTTGTTGAGCCTCCAGTGGCGGTGCTGGTGTCAAACTGATTGTCAATAGCGTAGCGGTTTTGAGAGTCAAAAATCGTGTAAGGAGCGCTGGTTCTTAGCCGCCCGAACGCATCGACGTTGGTCCCGCCTATGGAAATGGGTACTGGGCTTCCTGTAGTCGTCACGATCTGCTCCAGCAGGTTGTCTATTTGGTTGAAGTACAGGCGCAGGACGTTGACAAGGTTGTCAAGATACGTTGAGTCGTACTGGATCGTCGGCTTCGGCAGCGGCGGCGCACGAAACTTTTTGGTGATGGTGGACCAGATCGTCACGATTTACGCCCGTCAGGTCTGATGTCCAGACGCGGAGCGCCCATCTGCCACTGCACACCCAACCCATCTGATGCCATCTTGATGGACATCTGCCTGCCTCGCACCCGGATGTTTACTTGGCCCGTGAAGGCTTCGATAGGCACCGTTGCCGTGCGAGTGACCACGCCGTTGTCCGACCCACCCAGCGAGGCTGGGGAGTTGTAGCCCGAGCCAGAGTTTTGCAGAGGCAGGAGCGTCATCGTCGCGCTGGGAGATGCAGCGGCGGAGCCACGGAAAGTCACATCAGGCAACACCCGCCAGACAAAACCAAACCTGTCGCCGTCGTCAATGTCAAACTCAGACGAGGTGATGTAGGCTTCAATCGGGAGCGTTGACGCAGTGGCGTTGTCGTCGTTACCAGTCTCGTGCTGGACAAGATTGTTTACGTAGGTCGCAGCAATCGGGAAGTTTGAAGTGACACCGATGTCTGTCCAGGCAGTGCGCCCCAGGTTGCCGTAGTACCAGACCTTCTCAAGGTAGTTGTACACAACATACCTGTCGATAGCGGTACTGCTGGCAGAGCAGTAAAACCACCAGACCTCGTTAAATTGTTCGTTGGTCCCGGCGCAGACTTGGCTGTACTGATCCAAGTTGATATCACTAAAAATGTACTGGCGCAGGTCACAGCTAAGTGTGTTTACACGACCGTCGTACGTGTAAAACTTGTCTTCTCCCATCCAGTACGCCACACCAGCAGCCAACGCTACAGCACGGTCACTGACAATGGAGACGTTATCGGCCAGAAGCTGTGAGCCCCAGACAACAGGCGGGCCTAAGTACTGAAGACCGTACACCGATGTGTCTGTCCAGACCAAGATTTCCTGTCTGGTTTGCAAGGTGGCATCAATTCTTGAGCCGTGCGACAGGCGCAGACTGCCCGCTTGGTTGGTCGCCGCTGGGGTCCAGTTGACCGCGCTTTCCTGATCCGACCAGCGAATCAGCATAGGGTCGATGTCAGATGACCCGTAATCGTTGCAGCCGAAAGCTATCGTGAATCGTGACGCATCAGACACCATGAACAGTGTTTGCACGGTCGGTACATCTGTTGCTCCGGGCAAGGAGGTCAGCGCTACCCCACGAGAAGTCAGCCCGGTGGTGGCGTCCCAGTAGTACATCGCTCCGCCCTTGGGGCCGTAGATCAAGTCTTGACCGAAGTTCTGGTGGTTCCAGATGCGGATTGGGTTGTTGGAAGATGTTCCTATGCCCCACGCGCCCGACCCCCACGGACCTGCGCCCCATCCAGACAGCGGAACAGCAATTGCAGAGCCTGCGTTTAGTTGATATGCAGCCGTGACCGTGCCACCGCCCGTGGCATTGGAAGAAGCATTGCTTGCGGCAGTGATCGTGTAGGTGTCTACATCAACGTAGGTGATCTGGTACTCGCCATTCAGCGTCAAGCCACCAACAGCAGTGGCTCCAGAATACGTGACAAATGTTCCGTCAGTAGCGCCGTGTGAAATGTCAGAAACCGTTACCGTGGCAGAGCCAGATATGGTGGTGAACGGATTGGTCAAAGTTACCGTAGAGACAACAGGCGTGATGTCGTAGTACGACCCGCCGTAGGCGATGTAGTACTTGGTGTTTGTACCAACGCCAAGATATGGAACGCCAGCAAGCGTAGCCCACTGCCACAGAGCGCGGCAGATACCGTTGTATGTCTCGCTAGAAATGCGTTGCCAACCACCGATCTTCTCGGGTGTGCCTTGACGGAAACGAATCTTGTCGCAGGAGAACCATCCGCCCTCGGTGGAGTAGCGGGTTCCTTCGCGGTTTACCCCCGACTTCAACTGAAGTTTCTTGAGTGGCATGTTTACCCCAGCAGTGCCGCCTCTGCGGCTCTACGCTTGACCAGACCGGGCAGTACACGCCCGCCACCGCGCACCCACAGGGCCAGTTGCTCCTTGGCACCTTCCCAGTCTTGGGTGTCAATCTTACGCCGCAGGGTGCTGCCGCGATACCGGGCCACGCCAAGATTGTAAGCAAAGTCGGCCATAGCACCAAGGGCCTTTGGAAACGCAAGCAACCCCGGCGAAGCCTTCAAAACCCCCGCCAGATAGTTCGTTTGTAGCTCAGACAGCAACCACTCATCCGCGACCTCCTTGGTGATCTCGGGGTGCTCCATCGTCACTTTGGTGCCGTCTGGCTTGAAAACGGTTCCATAGCCAATCGTTGGGTAGCCCGCTGGGCAGATGTACGGCTTCAGCCGCAGCCCTTCGAAGGGCCGACACAGAGCAGCAGCAATGTCTACCGCCTCACTTACTGGACCGCTCATACACCCGTCCGACAAACCAGAAGGAGATGATCATGTTGAAGACGGCGAGATCGTCTGCGCCCCACATCGTGACCAGCACCTCCTTCCAGTTGCCGTTTTGGTCCATGGCGATCAGGAAGGCAGCAATCTTCACAGAGGCGTACAGGGCCAGGAAGGAGTAGGTGACCATCGGGCGCACCAGCGCTGAGATCGCAGAGACAAACCACCCGGCATTCTTGGCGGTCTCGGACTGCTCCTTGAACGCCTGGGCCATCGTGTCCATCTCGGCCATCGTCATCTGCGCTTCGACCTGCCGCATGGCGATCTCACCACGGATCTTGGCAAACTCCATCTCGGCTTCAACCATGCGAAGCTCATGCGCCCGTTCATTCTTCTTGTCAAAGAGTTTGAACACCTCTGGCGCAAGGCGCAGGATACCGCCGAACAAACCACCGATTAGCGACTCAAACATCACTTAGCCCCTTTGATACGTTCGCGCTCTTCAAGCAGCCTGACCTTAACCTGAAGTTCGTTGATGTGCGCCATCAGTTGCTCTTTGAGGGTGGCACGCTTCTCAGCAGAGATTGGACTATCAGTTGGCACGCCGGTAGATGTGATGAGCGCAGGCATGGAGCCTTCGATCTTGGTCAGACGCTCAGAGAAAGAGTTCACCTGCCCGAGCAGCCACGCCAAAGATGCAACCACAATCGGTATGACTGCTTTTAGAACGTCTGCCCAGTTCATGGCTTACTCCGGCTGAGTGGGCCACTGAACTTCCCAAGGGAATCCGGTTTGTGCAGTGATGTCGCGCAGTGCTTGGCGGTACACCGCCCATGCGGCTTTGTCCACTCGGGCGTCGGCCACTTGCGTCCAGTCTGTGTCCTTCAGGCGCTGATTGCGTTGACTGCGAATTTCAACAGCTTTGCGGGCGATTTGATTTGCCGCATGTGCGGCTTCTTGGGCGTCCCATTCTGCTTCTTCTTCCGCAGTAAACGGGATGTTGCCTTCGGCGGTTGTGTGATAACGTGTCATAATTATTCCTTAACTATTAGCCATACCGTAAAGTCGGAACGTCCCACTTAGCACTGTGCCAGCAGGGAAAAAGATACGTACGCCGGTAAGCGCACCCGTAGTTGCATTTCCCGCAAAACCGTCGGTATTTCGAAACGCGCTGGAATTATCATATGTGCCGACAACGCCTTTCCAATCAATCATCTTTGTTGTACCCGTTGGAGTGGGGTTGTGGATATACATAATAAAATGTGCGCCGGGGGCAGATGCATCATTACTAATTGCAGATGTCAAATAAATGCTGTCGCTTGCATTATCATTAGCCTGAGCACTTGTTGCAGAATCAGTTAATTGATTAAATCTCCAATACCTGTAGTTTGATGTTGTAACATATGACCCTCCAATCTTTAATCTACATATGGCTGTTTGGCCATTATTAGAAGGTTTTAAGCCGTTAACAACAAGCATATACGCCTCATACGTACTGCTAAATGTAGTTTCAACATCTACAGTTGATGAGCTTGAGGCAGTAATCGTCGATAGTAATGTTAGCGCGCCACTAGAGGCTGCGGTGCTTTGCCAAGTCGTTCCATTACTTGTCAACACATTGCCGTTCGTACCCGGAGCCACAACCTGAAATGCTGATGTGCCGTTGCCCAGCAGGACATTGTTGGCCGTCAAAGAAGCTGCCCCCGTACCGCCATTCGCTACAGGCAAAGTCCCCGTCACTCCTGTAGACAGAGGGATGTTTGTGAACGTGTTGCTTGCCCCGCTGATCGTTTTGTTCGTCAGCGTGTTGGTGCTGGTCGCCGTCAGGACGTTACTGGGCGTGATGATGTTTGAAAGGTTTGCCATGCTTTACTCCGGCTGAGTGGGCCAAGTAACATCCCACGGGAACCCGGCCTGTGCAGTGATGTCGCGCAGTGCTTGACGGTACGCCGCCCATGCGGCTTTGTTCGCCGGGGCGTCGGCCACTTGCGTCCAATCTGTGTCCTTGAGTTTCTGGTTGCGGTCTGTGCGTACCGCCTTGGCCTGCTCGGCGTCTTTCTGAGCCTTGTACGCCGCTTCTTGCTCGGCAGCGGTGGCATCTTCGGTGTCTGTGAAAACAGGGCCAAGGATGTGCTTGGTGTACCACTTGCCGTCGATCTGCTCAACACCAGAAGGCATAGAGAACTGATAGACCGTACCGCCTGATGCCTGCGGGCCTTCAAACACCGGGTCAGCGCCCAGCGCCTCCAGCACCTCGTCCGTGGTGCGGTCCCAAGTGGGGCCACCGTTGGCCTTCTGGTAAGCGCGGAACTCGCCCTCCAGCATCACTGCGCCTGTGGCGCGAAGTCTGATTCGCATGATGATTCCTTATGCGTAAGCCCACTGGCCCTGAAAGTTGTTTTTGCAACGCCACATCACAGTTGCACGCTTGACGCCGGTTGCCATTTCGCATTCAGCAGATGTGTCAAACACTCCTGCCGGGGTCTTGTATCTTTTGCCCAAAAGCGCGGCAGCTAGTGCTTTGGCATGTGCTGCTGACTTCAATCGACCACGCAATGAGTCTCCAATCTTGGCAGACCATGCGGCAGGGCGCTTAGCCCCAGCATGAGGAAGTCTGCTGTTAGCCTCTACTGTGTCGCAGTAAACATTTTCCACAGCGTAGGGACCAACATCGTTCTTCCGGCACATTTGATAGCAACCGGCACGTTTTCCACGCATCTCCCATTTTCCAGTCTCTAGCCACCAAGACTTCCATTCTTCAAACGTAAACAAAAACTCGATGCCGCGCCGCTTGGCGTCTGCCTTACTGCGTGTGTAGCCCTGTTTGAACTTGTCTTTGGTCATCTCAAGCCACGCTCAAAAAGATGTAGGTTGCCCCGTTGATGTTGACGTTGTTGCCTGCGGCATTACTAAGTTCAAAACCGGGTGAGTGCGTATCAACCCAATCAGTGGTTGTTACTTCCGCTGCGGTTGAATTCAAAACGAGATAGCTGTCATTACCCGCCACGATGCCGCGTGCGCTGTCCCAGACGTACCAATCACCCGTTGAGTCCGTGCGCTTGATGAGGACGAACCGGCTACCACCAGTGAAGCCGCAGTTGACTTGCAGCGTGGTGCCCGTGCCGGTGTAGCTGCCCACCTTGCTGACGCCAGCGACGGTGGCGAAGAGATAGGCGACGTATGTGCCGCCAGAGCCGTTTACTTCGCTGTCATTGCCCAAAGAAAAAACAGAAGCGGTAGGCGCTGTTGAGTTCCACATGACTCCGGCCCCGTCAGAAGCGTCGGTTGCATTGACGACAAGCTGTTGGCTCGCCCCCAAACTGGCAACGTAAGTGCGCCAGTTGCCTGTCGTATTGCGCTGTTTCACAATCATCAACTCAGGCGCTACCGTCAAGTTGTGGCTCACCGTCCGGTTGGCTCCCGTCCCCGTGTAGCACACCACATCAAAGAAGCCGGGGGCGCGACCAAAAGCGTAAACTGCCGTTGTAACACCACTGCCATTTAATTCATTAGTTAGGCAAGCGTTTGAGCCGTAAGTATATCCCGTGTTATTGACGGTTCCAAATGTATACGTTCCGCTATTACTCTCAGCACCACTCTGATCAGAACTAAGTTGCTGCACAAATCCGCGCAATCTGTCTTGTTGTTTCCAGCCGTACGCGAGTGAGCGCCAAGCAAACATGAAAAAGTCGGTGGGAAAGCCGACATTCACTACTGTGTTAGTCGAACCATCTCCAGTTCTGGCAATAGGACTAAACACACTCGTCCCCGTCGTCGGAGTCCGCATCGGGCCACGGCGGATGGCGATGTAGATACTTGTGGTTCCGTCTGCCCCCGCAATACCAGATGCAGGATCAACAACAAATCCAGTTGCGGTAGGATAAACAGCAGGTGCAGAAAACGATGTTTCAGCGTTTGTTAAATTTGCGTTTAAACTTCTTGCAGTACCAGAAAGCGGCATACCTCGCATGGTATCAAATATGTACCAATCATCAGCAGCGCTTGAACTTTTAATTAACACCCATTGCGCTTCATACCCAAGATTTAAGTTTATCAGCGCCGCTCCGCTTCTAGTAAACGACCCACACGAAATCACATTGTCCGTGCCAGACGCGCCGAAGCCGCCTGCATCGTGGGCGAAGAGGTAAGCGACAAATGCATTCCCTGTTGCTGCCAGCAATGCATTGTTAATTGTTACGCTAGTTGAACCAACTGAAAACCCGCCGCTGAAACTTGAGGTCGCCCCTGTTGTGTTAAGAATGAGGTACTGGTTGTCTCCAAGCGATCTGTGATACACAAGCCAGAAATTATTCACCCCTGTTGTTTTAATTAACATACAACCCGGAGCCGATCCAAGGTTGTGATTAAACGTGGTTGTTGAACCTGATGCTTGTGTAAAAGTCACCACATCAAAGAACTTGGGCTGCTTGCGGAAGGTCCATGAGACAAAAGGCTCGCTGGTATTGTTAATTTCTTGCGCCGCAGACGATGTACCCAGAGAAAACCCAGTAGACAGCGGAGTTGCCAAGTTCGTGCTTGGCGTGTTGACAACCTGTGCTCCCGTCGTGTTTGACGAAAGCCTATTGCCAAGGGAATTTCTGTCGGTATCCAAAAGTCTGTGGTCGTATGCGTTTGTTCGCGACTTAATCCAAACCAATCCACCCTTCGTGGAAAGATCAATCCCGTTGGTGATGGTTTGCGTAGAGCCGTTGCCGGTGTAGAGCCACGTACTGAAAACGTCCTCAATATAGTTGGCAGCAGCAACAGCAGACGTAAGCCCAAACCCTTGAGCAGAGGCAGCGCCTTTGGTTTCGAGCAGCGGCATTATGCAAACCTCGTCTGCGATGCAAACACGGTAAACGCAGCACTGCCGGTCTTCACGATGGTGTAAACGTAGGCGTCGATGCTGGAGGCATTACCTGCCGCCCATGCCGTGCCGCCTTGGTACTTGGGTGTTACTGCACTGCCGTCCACCTGCACCACGTTGTTGTAGTACGCCGTTGCGCCTTGAGTGACGAGGAACGCCACCGTCACGCTCTGCCCCGTGCTCATCGCCGTGTTCAGGCTGGTGCCGCTGCTGGCGCGGAAGTTCACCGTCCAGTTGGCCGAGGCGTTGCTGGTGTAGTACAGCACCGACTGCGTGGTGATGTCGTAGTTGATCGTGCCTGTGGCCGCTGTGGCGCTGATGGTGGCGACTTCTGCTGCGTCATTCAACACCATTCCCAGCACGCTGCTGGAGCCACTGAAGGTCTTTGTCGCTGTAAACGTCTGCGCCGTGTTCAGACTGGCTACATCGGTCAACGTATTACTGCCAAACGCAATGGTCTTGTTGGTCAGCGTCTGGGTGTCCGCGAGCGTTACAACGCTCCCGCCGTTCCCGCCAATCTGTGCGTAAACTTCCCACGTGGTGCCGTCATAGATCAACTGGACATTGGCCCCGCTGATATCACACACAAGATCCTGGGCAAGCCCGCCGATAGTGGAGCCGTTTCGTCCAACCGTCAGATTGTTCGTGCCCCAGTTTGCCCCCGCATCAGCAACCACCACCTGTGCGCCTGTAGACGGGGTAGCGGGCAAAGTGACTGTAAACGCACCGCCAGAAGTGTCTGTAAGAACACCTTGCTTATCTGTAAGCGTTACAGGTGTTGTGGTGAAGGTGTAAACCAAACCACCCGGGGGCAAAGCGGAAGATGTCCATGCCGTGCCGTTTGAAAGTAGTACGTTGCCGTTTGTTCCTGGGGAAGAAAGACCTGTGCCTCCCGAGGCAGCAGCAAGGGGAGACCCCAGCGTCAAGGAACCGAAGTAGTTCTGCGCTACAACAACGTCAGTGCCATCGCACCGCAGCGTCATGGATGCCCCGTTGGGCACAGAGATTCCCGACCCAGCAGAGGTCTTCACCGTCTGTGCTGCGCCCGTGTTGTTGGTCACGAAGTACAGCTTGCTGACCGCAGGGACGATGACGTTGTACGAACCGCCTGGAGTCCCGCCAAGCACGAGGAACATGGCCCGCGCTTCATCTGATGCGCCGTTGCTTGAGGTCAGCGTGTAGTTCGCCGCCGTCATCGTGATGCTGGACGTACCAGCAATCGAGGAGTCAATCAGGCTCGTCGCCCCGGCGTTGAACACCGTACCCCAGGTATTGCTCAGTTCCCCCGTGGCCGGAAGAACAAGCCTGAGGCTGCTGGTATAGGTTGATGGCATGTCTTACCTCAAGCGAATCGGATCAGCGCCGTGGTGGCAGAAGCAGCCGGAAGCTGCACCGTGAAATTTGGCCCAGCAGTTTTGTCAGATCCAAAATCCAGCACCGCAATTGCACGGTCTGCCTTGGTGGAGTTGTAGATCAAACCCCCACGGGTGACAAAACTAGACCCCGGCCAAGCAGGGTTGTCGAACGTCACATACGCCGTGGTGCCAGAAAGAAGGACTTGGACGTTGACAAGAACCACCCCGCCAGCGGTGTAGCCTGTGCCTACAACTTCTTCCGTTGTGGTGTAAACCGTAGTGTCCGCGCCAAGAGAAGCAGCGCTCGTATAGAGCGCCATCTTCAGGACATCGGTATCCAGATCATGGATAGCCAGCCATGACTCCTGTTTGAACGAAGAGCATAGCGTTTGTACCAAAGCCATTTAGACCACCTGTGTCCTGACCTGCCCAGTACGGTATGCGTCTTGACGGTTCTTGCCTTCGCCCAGGTTCTTCAGCAGGGTCAGCGATTGGACGTACTGCTTGTTCGTCTCGGCCACGATGTCAGGCTCCTGCTTCATAAACCGCGCCGCTTCAACCATGACTGCGTTAAACAACACGCTGTCAAAATTGTCACCCAGCCATGTGGTCGTTGCCGTGACGATGCTTTCCGGGTAGTAGAAATACGCCAACTCTGCACTCAAAGCAGCGCTGGGCGTGGGGCCAAGCAAGAACGATTGAATCTTTGGCGTACCCGTCTGCGTGCCATACAGCGCGTAATACTGCGGCGTCCCAGTGACAGCCACACTAGGGAAGGACTCCCGGATGAAATTGACATCCTTGTTTAGCAAGTAACTGAACACTCCCGCAACGCTCACACCAAAGGAAAACGCAGACAAGAAGTCTGCCGGCACTACAAGTAGCGGGTTACCGATGGTCAACGTAAGCGTGGTGTTCTTCCGCAAATTGGGAAGCTGCACCGAGTTGTAGATGCGCTGCTCGGCTAGCTCCGTCATTGTGGCGAAGTCAGCCGCCGAGAAAGTGTTCTCGGTGTAATCCTCAACGGCAGTCTGCAACTCGGTGTAGTTCAAGTTTCACCTCACGCCATCGGCCCGCGAGACATGAAGCCCCGCGTAGCGGCACCAGATCCACGCTGCTTGATCCCGGAGGTCTTGACAGCGGGCGGCTTGCCCATAGCAATGTTCCCCACAACCATGCAGATCTCGTCCTTGAGGGTTTCGATCTCTTGCGGTAGCCCCGACTTAGCAGGGGCCAGCTTCTTGGCTTTCATCATGGCTCACCCCGTCTTCTGGTTCATGGCGCGGGACATATTCTTGCCCAGGCGCATACGGTCCTCAGTGGTGGGACCACCCTTCTTGAAGGCTTTCCCGCCCTTGGCGAGCTTGGTCATCGGCTTGCCCGGGTGCATCGCACGTTCGTGCTTGTGAACATCTTTCATCATCACTCCTTAGGTGGTCACTATGGTGACTGTACCAACATATCCCTGCCCGACCAAGCTATTTGGCGTCAGGGGCGCATCAAAACCACTGGACCCACCTATCGGAGCCCAGCCCCACTCAATCACCCGGCTACCCCCACCGAACGAGCCCGTAGCAGTCACACCAGACAAGTACCAAGTGTTCGTATCTGGGCGGGGATCGCGGATGGCCTGGGGGTCACTGACTGGGTACATCCCGAGTTGCAACTGAGGATGATCTGGGGTCCAACATTGAGGACACGCTTTGATCTGCGTTTGCTTGGTTTTGACTACGAGATTCTTGAGCTTTTTGAGGTCGAAACGAAACCCACAGACATCGCAGAAACCAAATGCCTTTGCGCCGTTTGCAAAGCGATTGCTCATGAGATGAATTGTTGTCTTGGCACGAACCGCACCGCGGCCTTCTCACGGTCCTCAGTGGATGCAAGATCCCAATCCTGATCGTACTGCGCCTTTAGCACCTGCATCCGCTCCATCGCACCGGGGATCTTCATGGACAGGTAGTAGGCAAGCCCTGACACCAACGCATTGAGGAAACGGAACGGGATGTCCTGCGTGTACGTGCCGCCCGCACCAGCGTCTTGAATCCTGCGAAGCCGCCAGTAGACAAGCGTGTACGTCTGTGAATTATCAGGCGTGGGCCACACCGTGAACTGCGGCGCTGCTGCTTGGCGGTTGATCCAGATCTGAATCGGCCTTGCCTGCTGGAGCTTGTTCGGAATGGATGAGTAGGTAGAAACGGAGATGCGCGTGATGGTCAGGTCAGTCTGCGTAGAGACATTTCCCGCGCCCGTGCGAATCACATGCTCAATCAGATCCACCGTATCGGCGGGCAGCGTGTACGTGTTTGTGCCAGCGGTCAAGACTTGTTGGCCCTGCTCAATGGTCCACATATTGATACCGCGATTGGACCAATCTGCGAACAACAAATTTAACGACCGTCTTGCAGTGCGCAAATCATAGCCCGTGCGCAACTCAGCACCGCATCTTTCGAATGCTTCTTCGACGTACTCTGCCAAATCTAAATTAAACGTGGCCGTCCCTGATGTTGTCATACCAACTCCACCAAAAATCCAGCGGTTTTTGTGCCTTTTTTCTTTGCATAAGACACGGCAGATACAGTAACGCCAATGGCTTTTGCTGCGTCAGAAATCGTATCAAAAACACGACCATCAGACAGTTTTATTTTCTTGCCGCCTCCCATGCGCTTAGGAGCCATGTAAGCATCTACTGACTTTTGGTTTAGTGCTCTTTGTGCGCCAACAGGTTTGTTTATTAACGCAATAAATTTAGCCGCTTCTATTCGCGCCGCTTTTTCTACTTGCGTTAAAACGCCCCTTGTTGGGTTATTTAACATGCTTTGTGCAATTGGCAGTGCTGCTTTTGCTACTTTGTTTTTTACCAAACAAAGATCTGAAAAAACTTCCAGTGCTTCTACCGCATCCGCGTTAAACACGGTCCATGAATAAATGTGACGCCCTGTGTAAGTTTTTGTTATTCCGTCTTGAAACGCTCCACCAAATCTTTGGTAGCACGCCTCTACAGGCGCTCTGTCGCACATTGTAACTTTTGCAAGCACTGTTATATAACCAGCTTTTGCTAAGTGCACACTAACACACCCCTCGCCGTCAAAAAGACCGGCAAGGTATTGGTCAGTAGCGGTGCCGGAGGTTGCCATTATCGATGCCTTGCGGTTTTTGCAGCAATCTTGGGAGGCTGTTTGACAAACTGTTTGCCTGCGGCTTTTCCTGCGCGTTTGGCCTTGGTTGTGGCAGCGTACTCA